CCTCAATGGCAAACTGTATCGCGCCTGTGGCGGTCACGGCTACTGCCGCCGCACCGCCGCTAATCAAGACGCAAAGGTTATCGCCGGAGTCTAGCTGATCCAGTGTGTAACCGTATGCGTCTAGCTGTTCTAACGTACCCCACGCATCTAACTGCTCAAGCGTAGGGTTGCACCACGGCAAGCCATCGAGATTATCGAGACTGTGCGGCAGTGCATCTATGCTACCAGTTAGCTGTTCTAGCGTTGGGGTGTTGGTCGCCATATCGGCTCACCTACGCCGCAGTAATGTCTAGGTCGCCTGTTGGTATCTTTAGAATGTCACCAGAGGCAATCGTCTTGGCAGTAGTGAACGCGCCGTGGATCAGCAGGTTGCCTGATGATGATGCGTCAAAGATGCCAAAATGGGATATCGAACCCCACGATCCAGTGGCCGCCGCGAACTCGATGGCAGAACTGTTTGAGGTTGCGCCGCCTGACGCCGCGCTGAACGTAGCCGCCACGCGAGCGTAGTTGCTACCGCTAAGTTCGGTGCCTGAGTTGTCATCCGCAAATGATCCGGTTGACAAGCCGACATATACATTCGATGGCATTGTGTAAGACCCAACCGAAAGGATATGGTCTAGGATTTCATTTTCTAGGTAGTCTGATAGTGCCGACATTTAACTCTCCGCAGAATTGTTTTGGCGTTGGTAAATAGACTGTATCTGGAGCGATCCGGTGCCATAGTGAGCGCGTTGCTCATCGACCTTAATCTCATCGATGGCCATACTAAAGCGTTGCATATACTGCGCCGCCCTAGCCTCGTCCAGAAGGTACGCATACGCCTCGGCTAACGCGCCGTAAAGGTAGGCGTCAGGGTGGCGGGTCAGGACAACATTAGTCAGGTTGCTGTCAGACAGTGCCGACAAACCGCCGACATAAATAATTTCGGCAGTGTAACTGGAGTCAGGGATTGGCCGCAGTTTCATCTCACCGCCGACAATGCTGAAACCGAGAGGCTTGCCGGAGCCACCAGATGAATATGTCGAGTCCAAAGATGTCGGGCTGTAGTAAGTCAGCACAGTCTTTGGGTCGGTCGTCAGGGCTACACTTCGCACTTCACGCAAGTCAGTCGGCAGGGCAATATATTCATCGCCGGATGTCAAAGTCGCAGTGGCTCGCTTTTCCTGATCCCGCGTCTCAAGTTCACGCGACATGCGCGACTCGGCAAGTTGGATAAAGTTTGGTATCTGCGAAGTCAGGTCATCACGCGCAAGGAAGTTTGCGACAGCCGTCTTTAACTCGGTGTAGGTGCTGATGCTCATAGTGTTCCGCCGCCTGTCCTAAAATCACGATTCTGGTGATCGTTTAACCAAGCCTTCCACGCCTTCGGGTTTTCGCGCGGACTGCCAAGTGTCTCCAGAAGATGATTATAAACTACGTTTGGTATTTCCGCCACATGATGCACATGCTTCTGTGTGCCGTGGTAATTTGTATTGCTCCAGTCGTTGCTCATCTGCTTGTTGATCTTGAGCAGGTTGTCAAAGTTCTGGATCGTCTCAACGACTGCGGTGTCGCTGGCGTCTTGGTGCATCTTCATCACCGTGCCTGTCGCCGCATCGCTTTTAATAATTCTCTGCATCTAACATCCCTTACAAAAGTAATGGGGGCGACTTGTGCCGCCCCCTCTTATGCTTATGATCCTGACAGATCAAAAATTCCAGCATGTGCTTTTGGAGCAAGCGGCTTTAACGACCACTCACAGATGATCTGTGAACGCTCTGCGTCACCGTTCTTTGCCAACTCGATTTCGGCAAAATTACGGCCATTCAGTGTGCAAATTTCAGCGAATGCAGGGTCGATCAGGAACATCTTGTCGTTTGACATGAAGCGTGATGGAGTTGCCGAAACTTGGCCAAAGTCAGTAAGGAATACTGATGTTGACCCAACGTAGGCGACTTCCTTCGCGGCAGTCATGTTCACGTCATTGCTGACAAGGTTGCCAGATGCTGACAGGTCAGAGAAGTTCGCACGGTTAGTGGCCGAGCAAAGCATCATTGATGGGTTTCCGCCATCTGTCCAAGCGTCCTGCATTCCATCTTCGATGAGTGCAAGAGTCAGTGCGCGATCATCACCGTCAGTCACAGTGTCTGTGCCTGTACCTGCTGAGAATGCACCCGAACCCGCGCCAACTGAACCGTTTGTGATCCAAGTCATCAGAGACGCAGACTTGCGTGGGTCTGATGCAGAACGTGCAACGTTTGTGTCAGTGATCGACTTCTCGATGTCTCTACGAAGCTCGATCGCTTTTAGCACTTTTTGGTAATTATGCTCACGTTCACGGCCTGCTGTGTCCACTGCATCAAGTGTACCTGATGTGGCAAAACTTTTCACAGACACCTGATGATAGTTACCCAGACGGACTGTCGGGGTGGCCGCCGCTGTACTGGCGTCAGCACCTTCGTTCACATAATTGGTAGCAGATGCGCTGGCCAAGTCCTGAGTCTGCCACTCAGTGAAAACAGCAGATGAAGTGCTTTTCTTCAAGTTGCTGAATGCTGGTGTCTCAGAGGGATCAATCCGATAAATAATATCGGCAAGGCTTTCTTTTTGGCCGATTGCGGCACTGGTAGCGAAAGTAGTCATTTTGTATTCTCCTCGGGCTAGTTGCCCATCAAGTAGTTGACTGCGGCGTCAACACTGCCCTCTTTACTGAGGCGATCCAGTGCTTTCTTCCGCGAACGGTTTTGAACATCACTCTTAGTGCGAGGTTGCCCAGCCTTTGCCATCTTCGGCGCCTTCTGTGTGCGTTTCTTGGCGGCGGGTTTCTTACCTTGAAGATTGTCCCACTTCCACGATTTGTATAACAGCTCTATCGCCCTAGCGTCAGACGCATTTGCGATTTCTTCCTCAGAAAACCCGATCCGCCTCTGAGCGTACTTGATGACTTCCTGACGCTCGCTGTCGCGGACATCTTCATCTTTCCAGTCAGGTATGCGGTTGAGCATATCTTCACGTTGCGTAACCAAGTGCTTTTTCATTTGCTCTTGCTGTTCAAGTGCTTGCTCTTGGGCTATGCGACCCTGTTCTGCCTCTAACTGCTTGGAATACTCTTTCTGCTGATCCCACTCAGTCTTATACAGAAACAAGTCACGTTCCGACATTGTTTCGGCTAATGCTCTCCAGTCAGGCTCTTGCTGAGTTGTCTGCTGGATTTGACCTTGCAACACATCGAGATGTTGCTTGTAAGCGTCACGCAACTGCTTAGTCTCGGCGGCCTCTGCTTCAAAGGCTTTGCGTTGATCTGCCAGTTCCATAGAACGCTTTGTAAATGCCTGTTGGCGCGAATAACCATTACGCAATTCATCCAAAGTTACCTCATGCTCTACGCCGTCAATCTTGACAGTGTAAGACTCAGGGGCTTCGATGTATTCGTCTTGATCTTCGTCCTCGTAGGCATCTTCGCCGTCATCAATATCATCGTCCTGATCGTCATCTTCGGGGGCATCGTATTCTGCCGTTTCCTCTGATGTGTCAGCCGCCTCTATCTCAGGCTGTTGAGGTTCGGCATCCTGTGCCTCTACCTCTGACCGTTCTTCTACTACATTGTCCTCTGATGGGGTGTTGAGAAGATTCAGTGCATCGTTAAAAGAAATTGCTCCGGTTCCATCTGGATTGTCGGACATATAAATCACCTTTTCCTTGTGTTAAAATTGTTTTGCATCTTGACTTGTTCAAGCTGTGCATTCGCCATCTTACCATCTTCAATTACAGTGTTAAAGTACCCCTTTAACGCCTCAAGATTCTTGAGCAACTGATACAGGCGTTCTCGGCTTTCGTTGTCAGTGACCTCGCTGTTGCGCCACGCCTCTATAAATTGCGTCTCTAGGTAATCAAACCCTTCCTGTAACAATTCGTTCCTTAACAACGCCTCGGCCTTCGCCGCGCGTGTCACCGCTTCCCTTGCTTTTCCCTCGTTCATGATAGTAGCGTGTATCCTTCCAATGATGGCCGTGTTCTGAATATGTCAGGCCGCGTTGCGCTTCTGCGGCGGAA